GAGGCAGCTTCCCAGATGGGATAGAACACATACTCCATAAGTTTCCTTATGGTGTGGACTATATCATCACCCTAAATTGAGGGTGTCGGGCACTTAAACCTGTTATTAAGGGGACTAAACCCCTCAGGTAGTCTCTGAACCTTCCTCAGATGTATCTGAGGCTTGGCTGCTGATTGCCATACCAGTAAATGACCATCCATAAAGTTGTTTCTTTTCTCCTCTCAAAAGTTTGCCTATAAGTGCTTTGTTTGGAATATCAAAGTATTGAATACTTTGTAGTTCTTCACAAATTTTAGAAACACTTTCTTGTGGAGGAAGAATAACAGTTTTTCCAGTTTTATGCTTCCAAGAAGTAGAATGTTTCAGTATTTCTACCAAATCACTTTTTTGTCTTGAAAGTCCAACTTGCTTTCCATAAGTTTTACCAACTTTCTGTCTAGCAATAAACTGATTTTGAGTATTAGCAGAACCTCCTTTTGTTCCACCTTTTAATCCTTGTTCTCTTTGCCATTCACTATTCCAAAAAAGATTACCTTTTTCTTTATTAGTTTCAACAGCAAGTTGAGAACGAAGTTTCGCACTTTCTATATCTTGGTTCCATCTCATTTCATAGGCAACTTTATCACCTATTTCTTGAAATGACAACCAACGATAATAATGTGCGAGAGTATGAATATGAGGAGGTAAATAAATCAGATTTTCTTTGTCGTCAGTACCACCAGAATGCTTGGGAACAATATGGTGTTTTTCATAATACTCACTATCAAAGTTTTCAGATTTACAATACTCAATAAACTGTTCGTAGATAGTCATTAGGATAGAAGTGGTTTCCATATTACTATTTATACACTTTTATCCTTTTACTGGGTTAGGTTTCCAGCAATTCACCCGATTTGCTTATATCATTTCTGATATAAGGCACTCCTTTACGAATGCAGGCCGATAGCATTAGAACTTGGAACAACAGCACCAGAGATGATGTTGTTTCCATAAAGTAGAGAACCAGCAACTGGCTCTCTGATCCCGTCGCAACTTTATACAAATAACCATATCATAAGACTTAGGTTATTTCAGATTGCTCTGTAAAGTTTGGACTATATCTTCACCCTTCATAGAAGGGGCTGGGCACTTAAACCTGTTATTAAGAGGACTGAACCTCTCAGGTAGTCTCTGAACCTTTCCAAAGTGTACTTTGGACTTGGCTGCTGATTACCTTTCGGTTTCCAGCAATTCACCCAGTTTCGTCAATACTCTTACGAGTAAGGGACACCGATTAGTTAATGTCTACGGGAGGTGCAGCAATGAAGGCAACGATGAAACAAATCGTTGCAGCAAGCAACGTTGGAATCATCAGAGTACCGAACCAACCAACATAAAGGCGGTTGTTCGTTGAAGTAACCCAGTCACAAAACTGTTCCCAGGGATTTTGGCCATAACGGCGTGTAGCAATTGTAGCAGTCATTTTTGATTAAAAAGAAATAAGTAGAAGGTATAGGGATTACCAGTTTACGTTATTACTTTCTCCACCCTCAGAAGAAAGGCAGGATGAGAGACGCATTTACCCTCCCATAGGTCTCGGTTAGCGGGAGCATCGTAGATCAGAGTTCCCTGACCTGTCGATGTATTTATCTTAACATAACTTCACAGACCTGTCAAGGGGTGTGGACAGTTGGTCAGGTGTCACACAATAAAAAATGCCCCCTTGCGGAGGCATAAGAAACTTAAGGCTCGGGTATTATGCCTGTGCCTCAGTCCAAGAAATACGTCCATACACTTGAACAGCATATGGAGATACGTTTGTAGCAACGATCGTAAGAACATCAGGTCCATCAGGATAGATCTGAGTATTGGCGTTTGCACCGCCTCCACCAAGAATACAGTTACCAAGATCACGAACACCAGCAATATCAATACTTGCTGTTTGTGATGCCCAATATCCAGCAGTAACTTCACCACCACTAACTGTAGTACTACCACCAGAATAATCAGCAATTTGTGCTAATGAAGAATTGACAGTATTAGCAGCATTAGATACTGCGTTTGTCCATGCAGTTGCAGTTGAAGGTATTGAATTCAAATATGCACGAAGAAGAATATTAGCAGTATTAATACCAACAACAGAAAGATCAAGTGTTCTTAAAGTCAACTGCATTCTATTAACCAACTCTCTTGTACCAAAAGAGGCAGCAGTACCACTATCAACAGATGGAGCAACACGAATTGAGAAGAGTGCTCTTGAAGATCCTGCAGGAACGTTGGTTGACGTATTTTGACCATAAGTAAAGACGAGTGATTTATCATCATCATATCTACCATCCATAATCACTGAAGTTCCCCAGTGAGAAATTGATGGAGCAAATGCAGGATAGGCAAGTTCAACTGTAGTAGGAGCAGTTGCTGAATAAGTAAAGGTTGTTCCAAAACCTACGCTTCCCATTTGAGCAAATGTTACAGCTACTCCAGAAAGTGCGAATGAAGATGCTTGACTTAAATAGATTGTTCCTAAACCAATGTTTGTAACAAATGTATTAACTGGGAAAGCGTCATTAATAACTCTTTGTCCAATTTGAACATTCGTAGTTGTTCCAGTTGCTACGCTCGTACTTGATGCAATTGAAACTGAAACAGTTCCGCCAGGCTTTGTTCTAGTAAGTCCAGTAAATGCAGTCGTTCCAATTCCAGCATAATTTACATATTCATAAGTACTTGCATTACGAATACATAAAGTTCCCCCTGCTGGGAAGCCATAAGTATTTGCTACACCAACATAAGTATCTGATGCATTCAATGTACCTGTTGTATTTGTAACTGGTACGATTGTTCCAGATTCATAACGAGCAGGTAGGTTTCCTGAGCGCATATACGCTTCAGTATTCACATTATTATTTTTCTGCTTGTGAACATAAATTACATTTCCATCAGGCCCTCTCAATCCCCAACGAACAAATCCAGCACCATACCAAGAATAGTCAATATAATACATCTGCATTTTTGACAGATCAATATTATATCCAGAAGGTCCAGTTCCATCACAGGGATCAAGGTTCCATTGAGATTGAGGAATTTTAGTTTCAGAAGTCTTTGAACAAGCAACAAATGTAGCAGATGGTCCTCTATAAGATGGAGAAATAGACAAGGAAGTATCTGATGCAATATCAATTACTCTATAGGTTTGACCACGGAGAATAATAAAATCTCCTACTTTTAATTGAGAACTAAATGCAGTTGGGAATGCAGGATCAGTCTGAGTTACTGTAGATGAACCATTCGTTACACTAACTTTTCCGCTAACTTGATAGGTGGAGTTTCTACGAACAGCATATAAAGTAGTTCCATCATATTCAAAGAACAATCCATTTTGCTGTTCAAAAATACCAAGTCTTGTATAAGCACCAGACCATGAAACGACATTCATGTTGTAAGTACCAGTTGCAACTGGTGCAGATGGTGTAGATGTTGCGTTATAGGTAAACTTGTTAAATCCTACAAGACCAGTGACAGTAAATGTTCCGTTATAAGCACTTTCATTTGCCCCAAAAATCGTAATTTGATCTCCAGGAATAACGCCAAGAACATTGTGTGCTTCTTTGGTTTGAACAGTAACCGTAGTTCCGATTGAAGTTAAGGAATCAATTTGAAGATTTGGTTTCAGAATTGTTCCAGAACTCATCTGAATTCCTTTTCCAGATTGATATCTGAAATATCTTCTGGTTTGACGAATTGCTTGATTATTACTTGATTGAGCATTTGAAGTGAATAGAACACCACCATCAAAGGCACGATGGACATATGAAGCAATTGGTCTCACATATACATTAGCAGAAGAAGTTGTGATACCAGAAGGAACTGCTTGTGCATGATAAGTAAATTGCGTTGCACTAGTAATTCCAGTAACAACAAAGTTTCCATTTGGAGGATTAGTGCCAGTAATTCCAGTTACTGCAATCTCATTACCAATTGCCAAGCCATGAGGAACAGTTGTAGTTACAGTTACTGCAATACCTGTACCAATTGTAAATGCGCCTCCAGATCCAATAGCTGCATTACTATAAATTGATCCAGTGTAAATTCCAGTTTTGTTACTATCAAGAATATTAGTAATACTGGTAGGATTTGCTGCTCTTGCAGTATAGGTAACAACTCCAGTTCCACCGCCAGATTCAATTACAAAAACTCCATTTGCAATTGGAAGAATAGCATCTTGAACAACAATCGGAGTTCCATTTGCTGGAAAATTAACTGTTGATTGAACAGTAACAAATTTTGAATTCACAGGCATCGTAATAGTTCCAACACCTGCAAATGGATAAGTTGTTGGATATTGGAATGGGCGATTATTTATCAGGGATAAATTTTCCCACTTGGAAATTTGCGTTCCATATTCAAAGTCAGTATCAATAAGAGCCTGTGGAGATGAAACTCTTGGCTTATTTACAGGATCAAATAGGGGTTCCGATGGTTGAATTTCTGTTGCATCATTTTCAACAAAAATCTGAAGGTTATCCGCAGAGCTTTGACCAGTGGTTGATGCTGCAAGTGTAATCGTTGTTTGATTAGTTGCTGAGCTATAGGAATATGAATATGCTCCCAAAGTTGAATCAGCAAAATTATAAATGATAGTGCCTCTGGTAACATTGGTAATCAGAAGCAATCTTCTTTGGCTCACATTACCACTGATCACAACAGTACCAGTATTAGCACCACCAGGAGTAAATGTATAATTAAATCTTAGTTTCTTTGCCATGGATCCCTAATAATTTTTTGCTAGAAGTATTTATAAATTACGAACCAAGAGCAATGCTCAAAGCAAGACTGGAAGAGTTTGTGATTCTTCCAGTAACATTTAGATTGCCACTAATTGTTGTTACGCCAGCAACAGTAAGTTGTGACAAAGAAGCAATCCCCAGATTAGTTCCATTTCCAATGGTGGAATAGATTTCATTAAAGTTTGCATTAATCTTGATTGCACCAGTTAAAAGTGAGTCACCAGTTCCATCATTTGGCGCTGTACCTGTACTAATTCCGAGTTTTGACATTTTTACACCAAAAGTCTAATTTATCAACTATTTATTACCGATACTATTTAATAGGTTAAGACCTATTTCCCCATTGAATATCGGGAAATGCTTCAGAAATATTTTGTTTACTAATCTTATATTTTGTTTCTAACTTTTTATCTTTTACTAACATCAAAATTTCAGCTTCAAGAGGATGAAGACCCTCAAGGATATTAATAAACATTGTTTCTCTACGGAGTTTTGATAGAGAATCATTTCCACCTTTTACAAAA